AATTGGCAGGGCACGAATGCGAAGAGATTACAACTGTTTTTCTCAATGGGGAAGCTTTGACTATCAACGGCTCAACTAATATGGTTACTGCTCCTAGCAAATATAATGGCAAAATCAGAGTAAAGAAACATTTGGGAGATCAAACTTCAGGAGATACAGACCTTGTTTCAGAAAGCACAAAATGGACTGCTGACCACAAACTAAGAAATGTTTGCTATCTTTATATAAGATATGAGTTTGATGCTGATGCTTTTCCAAACGGAGAGCCTTCTGTTTATTGTTTGGTTAAAGGTAAAAAAGTTTATGATGTCAATAATTCTACAACAACATGGAGTGCAAACACTGCTCTAATTATAAGAGATTATCTGACAAGTTCCTATGGATTGAATATACCAACAGCAGATATTGATGACACAGCTTTTGCAACAGCACAAACAGTCTGTGATAACAGTATAAATTTAGCAGTATCTTTAGGTGGGGGTACACAAAAAAGATATACAACAAATGGAGCATTTACAACTAATGCGTCTCCTAGAGCAATAATAGAGAAGCTCACAGCGTGTATGGCAGGATTTATATGGTATTCACAAGGTAAATGGAGAATAAAAGCAGGTTCTTACACAAGTCCTGCCGTTACTTTCACAGAGGATGATTTAAGGGGGAATCTATCAATACAAACTAGGGGAAGTCGGAGGGATAATTTCAATGTAGTACGAGGTAAATTTAGAGGAGATGAGACTAATTTTCAAACTACAGATTACCCAGAGATCAGGTCTTCTACGTTTTTATCAGTAGATAACAATGAGGAAAATATTATTGATTTAGAGTTGCCGTTCACAGACACAAGTGCAATGGCACAGAGAATAGCAAAGATTGCCTTATTTAAAAATCGGCAACAAATAACATTAAGTGGTTTATTTTCTATGAAAGCGTTACAGGTGCAAGTGGGAGATGTTGTTCAACTGACTAATGCAAGAATGGGTTTTTCGGCTAAGACTTTTGAAGTGCAGAATTGGACATTTCAACCAGACTTAGAGCAAGGTTTAATAATTCAGATGACACTTAAAGAAATTAGTTCATCTGTTTTTGATTGGAATGCAGAAGAATCAGAGTTTGAAACAGACAATACTACTCTTTTAGACCCTACATCAGTACCAAGTGTAGGTCTTTCTGTTACGAGTGAATTAAGAGTTATCAATGAGAAAGTATCACAAGTTATTACAGTTACAACAACTGCATCAGCAAATGATTCAACACAGATTGATTTGGTAGAAGTTGAATTTAAAAAGAGTAGCGATTCAGATTTCAAAGTAGTTGGAACTGGGGAACTAGGAATTTATGAAATATTTGATGTAGAAGATGGAACTTACAACATAAGATCAAGGGGAATAAACAGTCTTGGAGTAAAAGGAACTTTTAACACAATTACTCAAGTTATTGCAGGACAAGGTGTGCCACCTGCTGACGTTGTAAATTTTGATGCCATTTTATCTGGAGATAACATAGTACTTGGTTGGGATGCCATAGCTGATTTAGATTTGTCTTACTACAGCATAAGGCATTCAAGTCTTACATCTGGAGCAACATGGGCAAATTCTACTACTGACACAGAGAAAGTTCCTAGACCTGCAACCACATTTACTGTTCCTGCTAGAAAAGGCACTTATATGATAAGAGCTTACGATAAGACAACAGTATCAAGTCAGAATTTTACATCTGCTGTTGCTATCCCTGCTACATCTCTTACGCAATTCTCAAATACAGCAACACAAACAGAAAGCAGTTCTTTTGGAGGAACTAAAACAAATTGTCAAGTATCTAGTGGCTCTTTAAGGATTACTGACGTATCAGACGCATCTGCTCCTATTTCTAATGTTGGAACATACATATTTGGTACAGATATTGACGTAGGTAGCACAAAAGTAGTTAGAGCAGAAATAGAAGTAAATACTATAAGATTAGATGTTGGAAGTGATATAACATTGTGGGATGCCATTGGAGGTGGGTCTACTGATTGGGATTTATTGTCTGGAAATGTAGATGATTTATCAGGTACAACATCACAACAAAAAGACTCAGATGTCCAATTTTTTATAGAGCCTTCCACAAGTGGTTCTTTCGCAGGGACATTCCAGAGATTTAGAGCAGGTTTTTTTACTGGAAGATATTTCCGTTTTAAGATAGAATTACGAAGCACATCAACAAATATTACACCAAGTATATCAACATTAAAAGCAACAGTAGGATATAACTAATGGCCAACCATGATTATGTGATAGCAAATCAGACTGCACCAAATTTCCGTGCTGACTTAAATCTTGCTTTACAAGCTGTAGTATCTATTAATTCTGGGACATCACAGCCATCTACAATGTTTGCTAATATGCTCTGGTACGACACAACTAATAATAAATTGATGATGCGTAATGAAGCGAATAACGCATGGATTACAGTATTTGAGAGTGACCAAACAAACAACAGAGTTAATCTTATTACAGATGATATTCAGTATGCTACATCATCAGGTACAGAGGTAAAAAATACATCTGGGACAACTATTCTTTCTTTGCAAGCTCCTACTCAATCTACTGCTGAAACAGGGACAGAGACTACACAGGTTATGACTCCCCTCAGAACTAAACAATCTATATCAGCAAATGCTATAACATCTGTGGTTGCAGGAACAAATATGTCTGTTTCAACATCAAGTGGAGCGGCGACTGTTACAAATTCAATATCAGCAGGAGATGGATTAACTCTTACTGGCAGTACAATGAGTCTATCATCTGATGCTTCTATAGCAAATGTAGGTTCAGTTATTCTTGGTGTGGCAAATACATCAGGAACTGGATATGCAGTTGCAGGAGAAGTTGCAGGGAGTAGCTTATATTATGCAGGTATGGAATTCCCCTACAATTTTACAGGTGGAGGAGGAAATGTCACTAATGATGGAGCAAGAATATTAGCTACAACTCAAGCAGTTGGTAGTGGCACATGGAGATATAATGGTAGAACATCAGGTTTCAATGCGTCTGGTCATTATGCTTGGGGTGTCTGGCAAAGGATTACATGATGATTGAAATAACTCAATATAAAAATGCCAAGAAAATAAATGAAGATGGGGATATTGATTGCGAAATAAATCATCCTACTCATGGTTGGATTCCATTTACTCTAAATCTAAAAGACACAGGCTCAAGTATAGATATTAAAAAATTAAATGATAAGATCATAGCTGAAAAACAAGTTCAAGAATATCAAGAGCCATCTGATGAACAAGTGGTAGCTATTAAATCTTCTAGTGTAAGAGGACATAGAGATTTCTTGTTAAGGTCTGATGTAGACCCTATAGTAAGCAACCCCTTGAGATGGGCAAGTTTAACAGAAAAAAAACAAGACGAATGGAAAGAATATAGACAAAAGTTACTTGATATAAGTAAACAAGCAAAGTTTCCTAAAGTAGTAGTATATCCAACAAAACCTGATTAATTATGGCAATAGGTAAGCTAAGACATAAATTGTATGTACAAACCCAAACAAGAACAAGTGATGGGGGTGGTTCTCAAAATGTTTCTTATACTGATTCGTTCTCAATATTTGGTATGATCGAGCCTAAAACTGGCTCTGAAAGAGTATTTGGAGATCAGTTAGAAGAAAGAATAACTCATATAATAACCACACGCTTTAACAGAAACATCACATTTAAGAACAGATTGCAGTACAGATTTAACAAAGAAGGCTCTAACTACACCAGAACATTTAACATAAAAAGAGTCATAAATAGAGATACCAGAGACAAATATTTAGATATTATGGTTGAAGAAGGGGTAGCAACATGAAGGTATCTGTTAAGATTGATAGACAAAAAAATTATACAAAAATATCTAAAGATATAAAAGTAAAAGTTCGTCAAGTAATTGCTTACGGCATAAACGCTACTAGAAACACGGCTGTAAACAATATATTAAGAGGAGCTAAAGGTGGCAAAGTATATCAAAAGTATAATCCAAGAAGACAACATAAGGCATCATCAAGTGGTGAATACCCTGCTTCTGATACTGGGTTTTTGGCTAATAATATAACCTCATCTACTTCTTCAGATGGTTTAAGTGGTGAAGTGAAAAGTCAAGCTGAATATTCAACATTTTTAGAGTTTGGAACTTCTAACATGGGAGCAAGACCTTTTATGCAACCTTCTTTAGAAGAAAATAGACCCAAAATAAAAGCAAGATTACGAAAGTTACTGGGATAATGGCACTACATTCTTTTGCACTACAACAAACTATATTTAATGCCTTAGATGGAGCTACTATTAATGGTGTAGATGGTAATGCCATTACTGGAGTATTTGACGATGTACCAGAAAATACTGCTTACCCTTATGTTGTAATAGGAGAAGAGACAGCTACTAACATAGATACAAAAGACAAAGATGCCCATGAACACACCTTGACTATTCATGTTTGGAGTCAGTACCGTGGTAGAAAAGAGATAAAAAATATTATGAGTTCAGTCTATACAACATTACATAATGCTAGTATAACTGTAAGTGGTGCTTCCTTAGTGAATATCAGACATGAGTTTGAGAATACACTAACCGAAGCTGATGGAATAACTCGACACGGAGTCATGAGATTTCGTGCTGTAGTTTTTGATAGCTAAAGGAGAACTAAAATGGCGGCACAAAGAGGTAAAGCCTTATTATTAAAGATTGATATTAGTGGTACAATGACAACAATAGGTGGAATGCGTTCAACATCTATGACATTAAACGATGAAGCAGTTGATATTACCAACAAAGATAGTGGCTCATTCAGAGAGTTACTACCTGCAGGTGGCATTCAATCCATGAGTATTTCTGCTTCTGGTGTATTTACAGACTCAACAGCAGAAACAACATTGAGATCAGCATATGGAACATCTGCTTTTAAAAGTTACAATGTAATAGTCCCAGATTTAGGAACTTATGCAGGTTCATTTATGATTGCTAGTTTAGAATATAGTGGTGAATACAATGGTGAAGCAACATACAGCGTCACTCTTGAATCATCTGGTTCAATAACATTCTCAGCAGCATAGGGTGAATCATGGCTTGGAATATTGTTCAAATTAAAGTTGGTAAAGCTACCCATGAGGTAAGCCAACATACGTCTAACCCACTAAAATTTGCGTTTTCTTCTGCTGTCCATACGGACGGACTCAAAACATTTAGTTGTGGAGATCAAAACCATACGGTCGTTTCCATAACTGATGTAGCCAATCGTGGCGAAGAATATATTGTAGAAACAATACAAGGAGAACAAAGTGGTAAATCATCTAAGAGGGGAGATAGCGATTAAATTGGGGGATGAAACTTACAACTGTAAGTTGAATTTTGATTCCTTAGTTAGGATAGAAACTGAATTAGATATCCCAATTATACAACTTGCAAACAAAATTTCACAAGCTGATCTTAAAGTGTCGGAAATAAGTTATATTATTTACACGGCAGTAAAAGGGGGAGGTAAAGATGTTACCGAAAGGCAAGTAAGTGAATTAATTTGGAAATCAGGTTTAGTAGAGGGCATTAAAGCTTGTGGAGAAATAATAGCTATGGCTTTGTCTACTGGAGAAGATGAAAAAAAGTCATAAGGGGTAAAAAGGTTGATAATATTGATTGGCAAGAATATTTGCAGACAGGTTTAGGGGTTTTGAGAATGACACCTTATGAGTTTTGGAATATGACAATGTTTGAATTTGTTAGTGCTTGTGAAGGCTTTAGCAAGTTTAATGGAGGTCAATCTAATACCCCAATGACAAAAAATGAGTTAGATGACCTTATGGAAAGG